ACAACCTGCCCGAGGCCAAAAAAGGTCTCTTTTATCGGCATACATTTGTGGAATAACAGATCCATGGCGGCTTCAATGCGAGCTCGGTATTCATCATTAACGAGAATCATCGAGTCGTCACCACCAGCAAGTACGTAGCATTGGTCTTCTGGGACTCCGGCAGTATGGCACAAAAATTCGCCGTAAAGTATACTGCGTAAGCTATTGCACTGAGTGGACCAGGGGTCACCGCTAGAGGTCAGGCCTTTCATAGTAGCACGCCACATGATCTGCCTTTCCTTACCTTTATATCGGTAATAGATGTTCTTAAACTTAGCAGTAAACATCTTCTGTACAGACTCATAAAGTGCCATAGGCCATCCAGCTGCAAGAAAAGCGGCGACACCATGTCGTTCAAAGGCTCGTGCGTCGATAGCAGCCCGAATGTAATGATCTTGGGTGCTGTCAAAGCTCTTATAGTCGAAATTCAAGAAGGTGCAATTGGGTATACTGCGATAAATCTTGGCTATATGGGCGCTAAGCGCGGTGGCATTGCGTCCACCAGCGCAGTGGGGATTCTTCTTGAGACAACTAAGTGCATTATAAGCGATATTTGCGCAACAAGCGGCACTATCACTCGCGACACAGAGACAACGAGGTCGGACCTGTTCAGCAGTTTTGACGACGTTGACTTCATCAGATTTGGGCATAACTCGCATTGCGGTTTTCAACTTCCAAGTACTGAACAAGATTCGTGCAGATCGTTCATAACGGGGCTTATCCTCTACTTGATGTGCAAGGTAATCCTTCCAAGACAATCCACTCAAGGGGTAATTGAGGTGCTTGTCCACATTTTTACGAGCATAACTGAGAAAGTCATCAAAGATTCCGGAAGGACCGATTTCTTTGCCTTCCTCATCAAACTCGAGTTCAGGAAACGCTGTAGAAGCGAATTGACGATTGAAGACGGCTGCGAGGGCATTGGGATCCGTAGCTGCCATAACTACAGGTTGACCATTATATGCTGTGGGTAAAGGTGCATGTTCGAACCCGGTTTGCACGTAGCGGCTCGGTGCTGGTGTTTGCAGCTCAGCAACGTTCTTGAGCATTGTACGAAACGGGATGCTTTTACCGCCAGTATCAAAACACTCCAATTTAGAACAGTTGCGATTGGGCGTGGGCAAGTTGAGAAGGGCATCACGTGTAATGTTCAGGTTGGTGCTCTGCTTATTCCAATGGACGGGCTCAATTTTCCCGCGAATCCACTGATATACTTCATTGCTATAACCGCCGACTATCGTGCCGATACTGGTTGCATTCATGACCTTTTTCTGGGTCTTGGCTGCAATCGCATAAAGGTCATAAGGTGCTTGGACACTTTGCCACGGTATCTTGTTCATAAGTTGATAGAAATAGATCTTGGATTCAAACCAGGTAACATCCAAATAAGGATGGAAC